TAACGTCGCCGCGCTCGCGTACGATCGTTGGCGGATCGAGGATTTGTTGCGCGAGTTTGATCGGATCGGTTTCAAAGCCTACAAGGCCGCCGGCGAGGACGAGCCCGGCAAGCCGACCAAGGAATTGCCGCGCGACGGCTTGCGCCTGGTCCCCTGGGGTCAAGGCTTCAAGGACATGGCGCCGGCGATTGACGCGCTCGAGTCGGCGGTCGTCGACCGCAAGCTTATCCATCCAAACAATCCTTGTCTTAACTGGAATATGGCGAACGCGATCGCGGTCATGGACCCGGCCGGCGGCCGCAAGCTCGACAAGGACAAATCCCGCTTTCGGATCGACGGCGCCGTCGCGCTTGCAATGCTCATGGGCTTGCGCGCGCGCGATCGGCTCCGAAAGGTCGTTGATTTTGCCACGCTCATCGGTTGAGCCAAACAAGGAGTCTCTATGAAATACCTTGCTGCAATCCTCGCCGCCGCCGTTTTGCTGGTTGTCCACCCGGCGCGCGCCGACACGGTCAACAATCTCACGATCGGCGCATTGCCAAACCCGGTCCCGCAATCGTTGAGCAATCCTTGTATTATTTGCGGCACGACGGCACCGGGACAACCGGCGAATTTCGGTTACAACAATTTTTCCAATACCGGCAGCGATACGAGCTTTAACACGTTCTCGACCGACATTCTCGGTGGCGGCCCGCTGCTCGGCAATTTGGAAGCCAACGCCTTGCCGTATAGCGGCGCGCTCCTCGACGCTTTCTTGCAAGGCGCCGGCGACGTCTCGCTCAAATTCGGCGTCGCGATCGACGTCAATACCGCGCATAACGGCGAGACGCTTGAGCAATTTCAATTGATCGACCTGTCATTGCCGGCCGGTCAACGGGTGATATTCGATATCGACGGCCCGATCGCGTTGCCCGATATCAACAACGGCAACGGCAAAGGCGACTATCTGATCACCGGCTTTGACCTTTCCAACGTGAGCGCCGGCGACCTCTTGCTATTTCATGCGTCATGGTCGGGCGCGTCCGACGGCGCGGAAAGTTTCTACATCGTGCCGTTGCTTGCCGCCGCCGAGACGCCGATCCCTGGCGCCGCCTGGTTGTTTGCATCCGGCCTCGCCGGCTTTGGCTTGTTCATGCGCCGGCGCCGGCAACCGATAGCGGGCCGAGCCTGACTCGCTATCCCGCGCGTCGCGGGGCCCGTTCCCCCTACCCACTCAAGGAACGCCACAACCCGCGGCGCGCGGGTCAATTCCTGACAAACACGGAGTCCAGCTATGACACTACAAATTATCGACGGCCCGACCATCGCGCGCGGGGAATCGCTTTCCGACGGCGTCGATTGCTCGGCCGGCGAGATTGTGCGGATCACCGTGCCGCAAGAGTTCACCGAGGCAAATCTGACGTTCCAGGTGTCGACCGACGGCAATTTTTACAACGATCTATTCGACGACCGCGGCGACGAGGTCATGATTACGGCGACGCCCAATAGCGGCATCGTGATCGGCGGCCTTTGGGTGCGCTCGGTTGCTTACATAAAATTCCGCTCGGGCTCGCGCGACAACCCGGTCGAGCAACGCGAGGATTGCAAATTCGCCATTGCGATCGAAACGCCGGCCGGCGCCGCGGCCGCGTCGAGCTCGCGCCGGGAATGATGCCGGTCAATTGGTCGGGCCTTTTGATCCTGGCCGCGTTGGTCGCGTTTGCGGTTGGCGTCGGCGTCTATTTCGCCGGTTATGGGAATTGTTGCTAGTGGAGCGAAACAATCATGCCCGAAATCGACCAGCCGGATGACGACGAAAATTATATGGATTTCATGGACCGTTGTACCGACGACAACGACGAGGATGCTTGTCAAACCGCTTGGGACGACGCGCAAGACGAAAAGAGCGGCGCGCGCATAGTCCACAAGACTCACGTTTCAAAAGCCGACGGCCTCGATTTTACCATGAGCGACGAAACGGTCGACCGCATGGGCGAGGTGATTTCGCTCGCCGGTTGGGACCTTGGCAATTTCGACAAACACGCGCCCGCGCTATTCAATCATAAAAGCGATTTTGTAATTGGCGAGTGGCATAACGTCCGCGTCGAGGGCGGCGCGTTGCGCGGCCGCCTTGTCCTTGCCAAGCAAGGGACGAGCGACCGCATTAACGAGATTCGGAGCCTGGTCGAGCAAGGCATCCTCAAGGCCGTTAGCGTCGGCTTTTCGCCGATCGACAAGCGGCCGATCGACGACAAGGCCGACAAGTATTTCGGCCCGTTCAAATACCTCAAGCAAGAATTGGTCGAGTGTAGCCTCGTCTCGATCCCGGCCAATCCGAACGCGCTCGCGCTCGCAAAGGGCTTAAAGATTTCCGCCGACACGCTCCGCATGGTGTTTGCCAAGCACGGCAAACAAAACACCGCGCCCGCGCGCCGGCACATTGGCAAGCAAGCCGAAACCTCTCCACCTGGAAAGACAAAACCCATGTCAACGCTTGCTCAAAATATTATCGAAGCGGAAAAGCGGTTGCTCGCGAAAAAGGACGAGCTCGCCGCCTTCCATGACGCTAAAGGCGACGGCAACTATACCGACGCCGATATGGAAACGATCGGCAAAGCCAATGCCGAGGTCGCACACGAGCAAAAGGTTCTAGCCACGTTGCGCGATTCCGAGAAAAATCTCGGCGAACAATCCGACGGCGGCGCCCGCGCCGTCGTCCCGGCGGCCAAGGCGGCCGGCCATATGACCGCACAAGCGCGGCCGTTTAGCCTGGGGCCGAAAAAGGTCGATCCGATCGAATTGTTCTTGCGCGCCGGCACCGCAATGATCCTGGCGCAACGCGAGCGCAAGCCGGTCGACGAGATTCGCCGTCAAATCTTTGGCGACGACGAGGCGACCAGGGCGGTTACGGAATGGCAAACCAAGGCCGCGAGCACAATGGCAACGACGACAACGGTCGGTTGGGCGGCCGAGCTCGTGCAACAAATCGTCGTCGACTTTATGCAATTGCTCCAGGTGCAATCAATCTTTGCACCATTGTCGGCGGCCGGCTTGTCGCTCACGTTCGGGCGCAACGGGAAAATCATCATCCCGACCAGGTCGCGGACGCCAACGATCGCCGGCTCATTCGTCGGCGAGGGCTTGCCGATCCCGGTACGCCAGGGCGCTTTCACCTCGCAAAGCCTCACGCCGAAAAAAATGGCGGTTATCACCACCTGGACGCGGGAGATCGACGAGCATTCGGTCCCGGCGATCCAGGGATTGTTGCGCGATGCGATCCAATACGATACCGGCGTCGCGCTCGACGCTATCTTGCTGGATACCAACGCGGCGACGACGGTACGGCCGGCCGGCATCCTCAACGGCGTTTCCGGCTTAACCCCAACCGCCGGCGGCGGCTTTAACGCGCTCACCGGCGATATCAAGCAATTGTCGGGCGCCTTGCTCACTGGCACGCTCGGCAACGTCCGCAATCCGCGATGGCTCATGAACCCGCAACAGGTCAATAGCGCGGGCCTGGCGATCGCAACCGGGGCCGGCGTGTTCCCGTTCCGCGATGAAATAAGCCAAGGCCGCCTCGGCGGTTGGCCGATCATCCAATCCGGCACCGTGCCGGCCGGGACGGTTATCGCGATCGACGCCGCCGATTTCGTTTCGGTCACCGGCGACGGGCCGCGGTTTGAAATCTCGGACCAGGCGACCTTGCACATGGAGGATACGACGCCGACCGATATCTCGACGGCGGGAACGCCGGCGGTCGTCGCCTATCCCGCAAAGAGTATGTTCCAAACCGACTCGATGGCTTTGCGGTTGATTATGCCGATCAATTGGACGATCCGCCGCGCCGGGACCGTTGCTTGGGTCGCGGGCGTTACCTGGTAGTCAAGCCGGCCCGTCCTCATCCCGGCGGGCCGGTCCCCGTTTTTTCTGAAACCCGAAAGGCAAGCCAATGACCGACACCGATCACGCCAAGGCCGACGCCGCGGCCAAGCAACGCGCCGACGACCAAAAGAAACACGCCGAGGAGACGAAAAAGAAACTCGCGGACGAGCGCACCATGCGCGAAAAAGCGAGCAAGGAAACCGCCAAGGCGGCCGGCGATATCAAGCCGACGCCGACGCAAGAGGAAAACGATCTCGCCGCCTCGGGCGTCTATGTTGCCGAGCACGAGGACGACGGCAGCGGTCCCGATCCAAATTCGCTGCAAGCCAAAGAAAAGCAAATAGCGGCCGACAAGCCGGCCGGCTATCAAACCAGGACCGCGACGGCCAAGGCATGACCGTCCGCGGGTTTCTCAACCGCGTTGCGGGCCGGGTTATCGGTAAAGCCGAAGGCGATTACCGACCCGGCCCGTATTACTTGCCGGTCACCGGCGGATGGTTACCCGCCGGCGTGCCGGACAATTGGTGGCAATTGGGCTATACGCCGGTAACCGGCGCACAATCCGCAATGGTCGAGGCGTGCGTTTCGGCCTACGCGCAAACGGTCGCCATGTGTCCCGGCGATCACTGGATTACAAACGACGACGGCGGCCGTGAGCGGGTCGAAACGAGCGCCTTGTCGCGCCTGTTACGGCATCCCAACGACTACCAAAGTATTTCCGATTTTCTCCTCAACGCGACGCGCGGGCTTTACTTGACCGGCAACGCTTACGCGCTTGCGCTCCGCAACGATCGCTATGAGGTTTCCGAATTACACTTGATGAATCCCGATCTCTGCTATCCGCGCGTCGCCTATAACGGCGAAATATTCTATACGCTCAACGGCAATGACGTCATGGCGATGCGGCTCAATAGTCCGCAAGATCTGATCGTCCCGGCGCGCGACGTTTTGCATATCCGCTTGCATACCGAGCGCGTGCGGTTTCCGACGCCGCTCCTCGGCGTCTCGCCGCTGGTCGCCGCCTATTCCGATATCGGCGTTACCGCCGCGATCGCGCAACAACAAACCTCGTTCTATCGAAACGAGGCGCGGCCCTCGGCCGTGCTCTCGACCGACCTGGTGCTCGATAAGGACCAGGTCACGGCGCTACGCGATCGCTGGAACGAGCAAGCGCGCGGCATGAACCAGGGCGGCACGCCGATCCTAACCGCCGGCCTCAAGGTGCAACCTTGGGCGATTGCCGGCAAGGACGCCGCGACCGCGGAAATCCTCAAATTGAGCAACGAGAATATCGCGCTCGCGTTTCGTATCCCGTTGCAAATTCTCGGGCTTGCCGGCGGGCCGGTCAACTCGACCGAAATTCTCATGCAGTCCTGGATCGCCTCGGGCTTGGGCTTTTGCCTCAACCATATCGAGGAAGCGATCGGCCTCTTGTTCGCGCTCGACGGCCAACCGTACGAATACGTCGAATTTGATACCGCGGCGCTCTTGCGCTCGGCGTTCAAGGATAGAATCGAGGGCCTCGCGCGCGCGGTGCAAGGCGGCATCCTGGCGCCCGACGAGGCGCGCGCGTTGGAAGGTTACGCCAAGGTTCCCGGCGGATACGGCAAGGAGCCGCGAGTCCAGCAACAAGTCGTCCCGTTGTCGGCGGCGGAAAAGATACCGGCGGCGCCGGGACCGTCGGCACCACCGGCAAGCCCGAGCGCGTCGGCGGCCGATTCTGGAGGTTTGAGCGATGCCGAGCGAAAACGGATTCGCCGAAACATTCGAGCCCACCACCGAATCAATCGGCTCGCTGGCTGATTTCGTCGTCCAGGAAATCGCGACCGTCGCCGGCCAGGCCGAGCGCGAGCGCGATCTATTGCTCGGGCGCAAGCTGGCCGAGCTAAAGCAACGCGAGGCCGAGCACGAGCTCCGCCTGAGCAAGCTTGAGCAAGACATTATCAACCGCCTCGCGACCGTGCGCGACGGCGAGAAAGGGGAACGCGGTGAAAAAGGCGAAAAAGGCGAGCAAGGCGACAAAGGCGAGGCGATCAAAGGCGAAAAAGGCGATCCGGGCGCGCCTGGCGAAAAGGGCGAAAGTATCCAGGGCGAAAAAGGCGAGCCCGGCGAAGCCGGCCGCGACGGAAGCGACGGAAGCAACGGAAACGACGGCGCCGTCGGACCCGCCGGCGCTCGCGGACTAGATGGCCGCTCGTTCACGATCCGCGATACCTACGACCCGACCGAAAACTACCTTGAGCTCGACGTCGTCACGCTCAACGCAACCTGGTTCATCGCCCGCAAGGACGCGCCCGGTCCTTGTCCTGGTCCCGATTGGAAGGCGGGGCCGAGCGGGCGGCGCGGCGAAAAAGGCGAACGCGGCGAGCGCGGCCAGCGCGGGGAGCCTGGCGCGAGCGTCCGCATTGTCGAGTGGGATATCCGCGCCAAAACTTACGAGGCGTTTCCGCTCATGAGCGACGGCACGCTCGGGCCGCCGATCCCGTTGCGCGCGCTTTTCGAGCAATACCAGGCCGAGGCGCGCTAGATGCAATCGACCATCGTCGTTACGACGCCGGCGACGTCGATCGACCTGATTGAGCTCGACGAGCTCAAGCGCGCGCTTAACATTACGGCGACCACAAGCGACGCAATGCTCGCCGACCTGATTACGCGGGTATCGGCGCAAATTGCCGCCTATTGCAATAACCGGGTATTCGGTTACGAGACGGTCGTCGAAACCTTTACCGAATTATCGGTCGACGACAAAAACCGGCTATTCCTGGCGCGCTATCCGATCCCGCAAGACGACACCGGGATCACCGCGATCACCATTAACGGCGCCGCGCAAACCTATCCCGACGGCCTCTTGCTCGACTCGCTATGGGGCAAGCTGACGTTGCCGAGCGGGGTCTATGTCGAGCAAACGATTATCGAATATTCCGGCGGCTATCACTTGCCCTACGAGGCGCCGCCGGCCTTGAAGCAAGCCGCGGTTATGCTCATGCGCGAGGCGTATTACGCGAGCGTGCGCGGCGACGCGACCGTCCGCATGATCGGTCACAAGGAATCGAGAATAATTTATTTCGATCCGAATTTGCTCGCCCGATCGAGCGGCGGCTCGGCCGGCGGTACGCCGGCGCAACGCGCCGCGCATGATCTCTTGACGCATTTCACGCGCTACGAAGCTTGAGCCGTGCCGGAAAAATCGACGTTTAATATCACGATCGAGCCCTCGCTCGACAAGGTCAAACAATTCTTGACCGACGCGCTTACCGCCGACCTCGAAAAATTGCATCCCGACGAGGTCGTCGTCCTCAAGGGTACGCGCAAATCCTGGAAGAAACGATACAAGGATACCGACCTCGTCAAGATCGTGACCGCCAACGACGGCCGCGTTTGCAAATACTGTCAGGACATGGTCGCGCATAATCCGTATTCCTACGGCGACGCCAAGAAACAATTGCCGCACCATCCTGGTTGCCGTTGCCAAATCCGATCGTTGCGCGCGACCGATCCGGCGTACCTGGCGCAACCGACGTTCGAAAAGTTTAGCAAGTATATGCTTTATTCCGTGCGAAACGCGGTAAGGGCGCGGCGGGCAATCAAGCAAAAAGGCAAAAAGGTCCCGCAACGCGGCGCCTCGATTACCAAGCTTCGCAAAAAGGGTAAGCGATTTGTCGCGCCGAGCGGCTATCGCGCGATCAAGGTTTACAAGCGGCAAAAAGGCAAAGGGTAAACGATGCCGGTCGACTTTTCCGCGCAAGTCTATTTGCCTTGCTTCGACACGTTTGCGCGCGCGATCCTGGTTACGCCGCTTGTCGGCACGGCCTACCAGGCGCGCGGCATATTCGATACCGTCTCGATCGACGTCGTCGCGATCGACGGCTCGATCATTTCCGAGCAACGCACCATCCTCGACGTCCGCGACAACGAATTTGGCGCGGTGCCAATACAAGGCGACCTGGTCGCGATCCCGGCCGACGGCACCTTGCCCGACGCCGGCGCCTGGGAAGTGATCGACACAAGCCGCAACGGCGGCGGCGAAACGACGCTCACGCTCCGCAAGCTCATGACCAAGACGCCGCTTAAATTGGTCAAGGCTAGTCCATGACGCAAACGCCGGCGTTGATCGTGCGCGACGCGATTTACGATCGCGTCAAGGCGATGGCATTCTTTGACGGCTTTACCTTTGCCAAAAACAAAATGCTCCGCATTCAAACGCAAGACTTGCCCTATTGCGGAGTCTATTTGATTAACGAGCTCCTCGTCCCCGAGGGTGACAGCAACGCCGGCGATATCCGCTTGCGCGATAGCGCGCGCTACGGCTTTTCGGTGATCGTGCTCGACAACGAAAACGAGGGCGGCGAGGAAACGCTCGACCAGGCTTTCGCCGAGATCACCAACGGCTTGCTTTGCGACACGACGCTCACCGGATTCAATCACAAGCTCTTGCAGGGGATCACGCGCGGCGAACGCACGCACCTATACGGCTCGGTCGCGCTCGACAACGAGACGCCGATCCTCGAATTGCAATTCGACATGACCGCCGACCTCGGCACCGCGATATTCAAGCCGACCATAACCGACGACCTTATCACGCTGCATATCGACGCGCGGCCGATCCAGAATCCCGACGCGCCGATCGTCGAAATGGAATGGAATATGCAAACGGGCGAGATCAATACAACCAAGCGAGGACACAATGGCAAAAATAAAAGTAACACCAAACCGCGACGACGTTCCGCCGCACCCGATTGACGGCAAATTGCCGGCCGAGGGCGGCGAGTGGACCGCCGATCAATATACGTTCCGGTTGATCCGCGACGGCGACATTACCGAGGTGCCGCCGGAAGGAAGCGGCGACCCGCAACGGAAAGCGCCGCCGCCGGCCGATCACGGTGGCGACGATAAACGGAAAAAGTAATGAGCCACCCGGCCCGCGAAAGCGGGCCGTTTCATTTCTAACCAGGGAGTCGACCTATGCCGATCTCGTTTAATTCCATACCGTCGGGGTGGAAGCTTCCGCTCGTTTACATTGAAGTGGACCCGAGCCAAGCCGGCACGCCGACAAGCCAAAAATATGCGTTGCTTGTCGACTACAAGCTCGCCGCCGGCGTTGCGCCGGTCGACGTCCCGATCGCGTGCGGCTCGGTCGCCGACGCGATCAATCTCGCCGGCCAGGGCTCGCCGCTGGCGCGCATGTACCAGGAATTTTTCTTGCTCAACAAGTCGACGCCCGTTTTGCTCTTGCCGATCGCGCAAGCCGCGGCCGGCGTCGCGGCAACCGGCACCATTACGGTCGCGACACCGGCGACGCAAGCCGGCGAGCTCGCGCTTTATATCGCCGGCCAAAAGGTATCGGTCGGCGTCGCAACGACCGACGTTATTGCGACGATCGGGACCAACATCGCGGCGGCCATTACGGCGATGCCCGATTTGCCGGTCACCGCGGCGGCCGCGGGTGCGGTCGTCACGCTCACCGCCAAATGGAAGGGGATCACCGGCAACGATATCGCGTTTGACTATAACGTGCTCGGCCCGAACGGCGGCGAAATGTTGCCGATCGGCCTCACCGTCACGCCGGCAACCGGCGCCAACCTGACCAGCGGCGTCGGCGTCCCGACCTGGACGACCGCGATCGCCAACCTCGGCGACGAGCCGTACGAATACGTCGGCCTCGGTTTCAACGATAGCGGCACGCTCATTGCCTGGGAAACCGAATACGGCTTTAGCGACTCCGGCCGTTGGGGTTGGTTGCGCGAGGTTTACGGCCATGTGATCTCGGCCAAGCGCGACACCTATGCCAACCTTTTCAGCTACGGCCCGACCAACAATAGCGGCGTCGTTTCGTTGCTGGCGATCGAGCCGGATTCGCCGTCGCCGATCTATGAATGGATCGGCGCCTATTGCGCGCGCGCGGCGGGGGCTCTTTCGATCGACCCGGCCCGCCCGTTGCAAACCTTGACGCTTGAGGGGATCACGCCGGCGCCGAAGCATTTGCGCTTTAATAAAACGCAATTGAACGCGCTCGCTAACGTCGGCCTGGCCGTGCAAATGGTCAACGCCGGCGAGATTGCCGCGCTCGCGCGTGAGCAAACGACCTACCAAAAGAACACGCTCGGCCAAGCCGACAATGCTTACGAGCTCATGACGACGCTCGCGACACTGGCCGAGCTTTTCCGCCGGATGCGGCAAAGCATCACCAATAAATATCCGCGCGTGAAACTTGCCGACAACGGGACTCGTTTTGGTCCCGGCCAGGCGATCGTTACTCCGAACATTCTCAAGGGCGAATTGATCTCGGAATATCGCCAATGCGAATACGACGGCCTGGTCGAAAACGGCTCCGCCTTTAAGGCGGCGTTGATC